GGACAACTAAGACGTCGCCGATCTCTGGTCTGAAGCATCGCCTGTCCAGGGCAAAGAAACAAAATAAAGTGTCGCGCTAACCAGTTCGCGCGACTACACACCCGCTAATCTCACTCCTGGAACTGCAGGAGAAGAGATGGCACAGCAAAACCTGTCCAAATTAACAATCACACATCGATCGCTTGATACGATATCGGCTAACCCGCGCAATGCCCGTACCCATTCCAAGCACCAAATAAGACAAATAGCGGCAAGTATCGAGGCTTTCGGGTTTACCAATCCAATTCTTGTCGACAATCACAGTCATATCGTTGCCGGCCACGGGCGTGTAGCTGCGGCCAAGCTGCTCGGTATGGAGCAGGTGCCGACGATCCTGTTGGAGAGCCTGACCCAAGATCAGATTAGGGCCTATGTGATTGCCGATAACCGGCTCGCCGAACGAGCCGGCTGGGATCATTCGATCCTGGCGATCGAACTACAACACCTGATTGCGATTGACGAAACCTTTGATGTAACCATCACCGGCTTTGAAATTCCAGAGATCGACCTGATCTTGCAGGAAGCAGGGGGAAAGCAAGATGAAGACGGCGTCCCTGATATTGACGAAACAGTTCCGGTCATCACTCAGCCGGGAGATTTATGGACCCTCGGTAAGCATCGCATTCTATGCGGTAGTTCGCTCGTTGACTCTGCCTTTAAGACATTGATAGGTCACCGGCGCGCCCGTATGGTTTTCATAGATCCCCCATATAACGTTGCCATCGATGGAAACGTTTGCGGGAAGGGTGCAGTTCGGCACCGTGAATTCTCGATGGCATCGGGCGAGATGAGCGAAGCCGAGTTCGTGGCGTTTCTGCACAATGCGTTGAGACTTCTCGCACGCTATAGTACGGGCGGTTCGGTGCATTACATTTTCATGGATTGGCGCCATGTCGGTGAATTGTTAGCTGCCGGCAGACAGGTCTACGACACTCTCCTCAATCTTTGCGTTTGGGTTAAGGACAATGGCGGGATGGGATCGTTCTACCGTTCCCAGCATGAGTTGGTATTTGTCTTTAGAAACGGCAAAGGCGGGCACCGCAATAACATTCAACTCGGCCAGTTTGGACGCAATCGCACGAACATCTGGGAATATCCTGGGATAAATACTCTTTCAAAGCATGGTGACGAAGGTAATCTTCTTGCTCTTCACCCCACTGTAAAGCCCGTGGCTTTGGTGGCCGATGCCATTTTGGACTGCTCCGCTCGTGGCGATATTGTGCTCGATAGTTTTCTGGGCTCTGGAACCACACTGATGGCCGCCGAGCGCGTAGGTCGCGCCTGCTACGGAATCGAAATTGATCCCGTATATGTTGACGTGGCGATTCGGCGATGGCAGAAACTCACTGGGGATCGAGCCATCCATGCTTCCACCGGCAAGTCCTTCGATGAGCTTGCGGCAGCTTTGGAGGTGACACATGGCTGATCATGACGGTTCTTATGAAGTCGGATACAAAAAGCCACCCAGCGGCACAAGATTTGCCCAAGGGAAATCCGGAAATCCAAAGGGCAGGCCGAAGGGCGCAAAGAATCTGGCTAACCTGCTGTTCAAGATCGGCCGGGAAAGAGTCAGAGTACAGGTGAATGGGCGCCCCCGTACGATCACCAAGCTCGAAGCAATCTTGCTTCAATTAGCAAACAAGGCAATTTCAGGAGAAGACCGGGCGGCTAGAGAGATTCTGCATTTGCACAGCCTGTACGAAGGCTCCGAGCAAAACGGCACCCAGGAGGTTGATTTGCATGAACGAGATCAGACGGTAATGCAAAGCATACTGAAACGAATCCAGCAATCAGAAACCCAATTGACTGAGCCAGACATAGAAAAAAACGATGGTTCCGACAAGGAGGACTAACGTGCCGCTTTTCAAAGCCGATTATGAATACATTCTGCGCCACGATCTAATGAGCTTCATCGAACGATCCTTTGTCGAATTGAATCCCCAGACCGCATTCTCCAGCAGCCCACACATCGAAGTCATGACATCCAGGCTTGAGGCCTGCCGGCAAGGAAAAATCAGGCGGTTGATCGTCAACCTGCCACCGCGTTCACTGAAGTCTCATGCCGTAAGTGTCGCATTTGTTGCGTGGCTCCTCGGTCACAATCCGGCAATGCAGATTATTTGTGCTAGTTACGGACAGGACCTGGCCGATAAACACGCGAGGGATTGCCGAACATTAATGGCAAGCGCCTTCTATCAAAGTCTGTTCAAGACTCGCCTTTCTGCGGATAAACAGTCGGTCAATGAGTTCATGACAAATGCACAGGGCTTTCGTATGTCAACTTCTATCGGTGGTGTCTTGACTGGACGTGGAGCCGACCTAATCATTCTGGACGATCCATTGAAGCCTGACGACGCCTTGTCTGAAACCAGAAGAAGCAGCGTTAACGAGTGGTACAGCAACACCCTGATAAGCCGGCTAAACAACAAGGAGACGGGCGCCATTATTATCGTGATGCAAAGGCTGCATCAGGACGACCTGGTGGGCCACGTATTAGAACAAGAAAAGTGGGAGGTCCTCTCCTTCCCTGCAATTGCCGAAGAAGACGAAAACTACCTCATTGAAAGCCCATTAGGCCGGCGACGGTTTGAGCGCAAGGTAGGTGAAGTCCTGCAGCCGGACCGTGAATCTAAGCTTACACTCGAAAACATACGTAAAACGGCCGGCGAATATAACTTTGCCAGTCAGTACCAACAAACCCCGATGCCCCTGGGTGGTGCCCTAGTCAAAACAAAATGGCTTCAGTATTACGAGCCGCGCGATCTACCAGAACGCTTCACCTGGATACTGCAGAGCTGGGACACGGCGAACAAGAGCGGCGAACTCAATGATTTCAGCGTCTGCACCACGTGGGGCGCGATAGACCAATCCTATTATCTACTCGATGTATTTCGCAGGCGTCTCAATTACCCTGACCTTAAGCGCGCAGTGCAGGAGCAAGCCTGCCGATCCTATGGCCAGTCGAAGCGCGTTGATACCGTGTTGATTGAGGATAAGGCTTCAGGGACTCAACTGATTCAAGATCTCAAAGTGGAAGGGGTACTTAATGTGAAGGCTTATGAGCCTCCGCCAGGTTCGGACAAGCTTATGCGCTTTTATCCCCAAACTGCAGAATTTGAGAATGGTAGAGTGCTGCTGCCGCGCTCGGCGCCTTGGCTGGATGATTACGTCCGCGAGATTACGTCATTTCCAGGTTGCAAATACGACGATCAAGTCGATTCCACCACCCAGGCGCTGGATCACATGAAGAACGATCGCGGAATTCTAGTCTGGGAAAAGCTCGGAAGAATGTGAGGTCGAGAGCCCTGAAAAGGGGCCAAAACGTTACTTGACTGTGCGCCCAACCAGAGCGTCAATGTCAGTGTCCCCGCATCACCCTATATATAAGGATACGGTTCGACATGAACGTCTCACAATTTATCAAGAATTTGCCCGAAATGAGCAAGGAAGCTCTGTGCCAACAGTGGCAGAAATGCTTCAACCATCCTGCACCAGACGGTATTCGTAAGGAACTGATGGTACGTATGCTGGCATACCGAATTCAGGAACAAGCGTTCGGAGGCCTCAAGCCGAAGATACGCCGCCGCTTGGATCAGATGGCCGCTACGGTTTCAAAGAGGCCAAATTCCGCCGCGGCAATAGCGCGCGCCAAATCGGGAACTCGTTTGATCCGTTCTTGGCAGGGAAAGACACACACTGTAACCGTCGAAGAGTCTGGATATCAATATGAGGGCCGTCGCTATAGGAGTCTGTCGGAAATCGCCAGACAAATAACCGGCACCCAGTGGTCAGGACCTCTGTTCTTTGGCTTGAAATCCCGCGGGCCGAAAAAAGGACTAGCCAATGCCAAATGATTCCAAATCGGTAATTCGCTGCGCGATCTACACTCGGAAATCTTCGGAAGAGGGGCTTGAGCAAGCCTTTAATTCATTAGAAGCCCAGCGCGAGGCATGCGAAGCCTACATTGCCAGCCAAAAGCATGAACACTGGCGCATGATTTCCACGGCCTATGACGACGGTGGTTACTCGGGCGGATCGATCGAGAGACCCGCCCTTCGCCAGATGCTGGCTGATATCGACGCTGGGAAGGTCGACACGGTGGTTGTTTATAAGGTTGATCGCCTTACACGATCTCTGGCCGATTTTGCCAAAATCATCGAACGGTTCGATGCCCGACAAGTCAGCTTCGTCTCTGTTACCCAGCAATTTAATACCACTACCTCCATGGGCCGTCTCACCCTCAATGTCCTGCTCTCATTTGCGCAATTCGAGCGTGAGGTTACTGGGGAACGCATTCGGGACAAGATCGCCGCCTCAAAGCGGAAGGGCATGTGGATGGGCGGCACCATCCCGGTGGGCTATGAGCTTCGCGATCGTAAGCTGTACGTGAACGCCCCGGAGGCTGCGCACGTGAAAAAGGTCTTTCAGCTTTATCTGGAGTTGGGCTGCGTAGCCAAGCTCAAAGCTCGACTGGACCGCGACGGCATCAAGAGCAAAATCAGGATAAGCAGGACTGGAAGGAAATCGGGCGGAAGAGTCTATTCTCGCGGTGCCCTTTACTGCTTGCTACAAAATCCTATATACCTTGGCAAGATCCCTCACCGAGATTCAATGTATGCCGGTGAACACCCCGCGATCATTCCTCAGGAACTCTGGGATAAAGTGCAGCATCGACTCAGAACCAATAACGTGATTCGGCGCAATGGTGGAAATGCAAAATCTCCGAGTCTGCTGGTAGGCCTGCTCTATGATGACCAGGGCAATCGGTTCACGCCATCGCATGCAGTCAAACGCGGCAAGCGTTATCGATACTACATTTCGCAAGCTGTCATTCATCAACGAGAAACTGTTGCCACCGGTCCCACCAGGATCCCAGCCCAGGAAATTGAGGGTGTTATTTGCCGCAGGCTAATGGCTCTTGTTACTTCGCCCGAGCAATTGATTAAAGGAATTGGGGAGCACGCCGATGACGCGGCGATCAGCAAATCATTGGTTGCCGCCGGGAAACAACTTGCAAAAACGTGGCAAGCCAAATCAACAGCCGAGCACCGAGAATTCTTGAGCAAGGTAATCGCCCGAATCGTCGTGCGTGACGATAACCTGGAGTTGGTGATAGTTCGATTCCGGCTGCGCGACACTTTACTCGGCTTTGAGCAAAATCATCTTGATAACCATGAGCGTCGCGCTGAGCTCCTGAAGAAAGACATTCTGAGCTTGCTCATAGAGATGAGAGTAAAGCGCTGTGGTCGCGAAGTGAGACTGATAGTTCCGGCAGACTCCGAGGCTGGAACACCCGTGAAAACCGTTCCAGCATTGGTCAAAGTGATTACCCGTGTTCATCAATGGCCAGTGAAAATAGTAAACGGCGAATTTAAGGGCCGTCACTCGATCGCGCAGCAGACAGGAATTGAGGAGCGCTACGCAGGGCGGATCCTCAACTGCGCATTTCTGGCTCCTGACATCATTGAAGCCATTCTCGAAGGACGTCAGCCGGCCGATCTCACAGTACAGAAATTGCTGCGCGCCTTGCCGATGGATTGGGCAGAACAACGGAAACGGTTGAATTTTGTGAATGAAAGGACAGGTGAAGAGCGTTAGGCTCAGATAGATCGCCGGGCGACCTCTGCTTGAAAAGCAGAGGATCGATCGCCTGATGCGGCTGTGCGTTGCGCCTACGCTACTGAAGTGAAGATCCCTCATTCTCGTCGCTTGAAAATCAAGAGTTGTGATCAGCAGACTAATCATTCTCCGGTGTAGGGCGTTCATTTTGAATCGCCATGTCGATCCAGCCACGATCAAACGTGAAAGTGTGAGCTTTGCCAGCTGGGTCCTGAATTCGAAGAATCCTAGGATCGCCTGTGTCGGCGTGCTCCACTAAGTACAGCCAGTATCGATCTCCGTTTTCTTCCGCTAGCTTGAACTGCGTCCGAGAGAGACCCACTGGCCGATCTTCCATGGTTCCGGTCATAGCCTTAACTTCGCACCAACGGGTTACAGCACCCGTTTCGTCAGCTTCGTAAGCGCAGCGCAGTGGAGGAAAGACGCGGAGCCTAGCCACATGTAAACCGGAGCGGTGAGTTGCGCATGGTCGCGCAGACCCTAACTCTAGTGCACAAGCTCCATCAACTTGCCGTAACTGGTAACGACTGCATATTTCACTTGTTCTGAAGTGATTTTGGCGAAGAACTTGCGAGCGCATTCAATCTTGGACTCTTCAATCTTCCTCAGGCTCATTGACGAGAGCGAGCCCTTCGTTTCCGCGATGAAATAGACGTGCTTCACCGAGCCTTGCTTGAAGGCAATCGCCCAGTCCGGGGTATAACCACCTACGGGTGTAGGTATTGAAAAGCTCTTCGGCAGTTTAGCGTATACCTCGATTTCAGTTCCGGTATCGAGTTGTTTTACGAAGTCGCGTTCAGTTGCCGAATCGGTGAAGACGTAATCATATATATGCAAATTAGTCTTTACCGCCTTGCTGAAGTCCTTCTTGTCTTTCTCTTGCGTAAAAATGTCAACACTGTATGTCTGATCCGTAGGGCTGTAGATCAGGTGCTCGACTATTGCGCTTGCCTTTTGTTCGTTCACG